CACTCTAAGGTTTATATGCTTACGGCTGATCGGGCAGGCAATGGCGCAATGGCATTTACCCCACCACTGATTGCAGCAGTCTCAAGCTCTGATACAGTAATTTATAACAATGTGCCTTTTACTGTTCGGCTATCTAATGACATTCAAGGTTACAAGCTGGGTGCTGGGATGTTGTATCGCTATGAGGTTGACTTCATTGAGGCTCTTTCATGAGTAGAGCCATTCACGCTGACACAATTGCAGAGCTTGCTAAAGACTCATTTATTACTGCCCATCTGGTAAAAATAGACTTTGAAACAGCTATCTATTTGACAGAAAGCCCATTGAATATTTCTTATTCTGGAAATACTTATCAGTCAAGCAGCGCATTAAAAGGAATATCAAGCGTCACTGAAACAAGTGAGGTTCAAGTTGGTTCTGTAGGAGTCACTTTGTCTGGCGTTAGCCAAGAATACATATCTATTTTATTAAGCCAATCGTACATTGATCGTCAAATTATTATCCAGCGTGTGTTGTTAAATGATGATTATTCCATCATTGGAAGCCCGATATTAATCTATGACGGACGGGTTCAAAGTTTTTCAATTACAGATTCAAATGATAGCTCTACAATTGTCATTACAGCCTCAAGCCACTGGGCAGATTTTCAGAAAAAGTCAGGTAGGCGCACTAATCACAATAGCCAAAGTATGTTTTTTTCTGGGGATAAGGGTTTTGAATTTGCGCCTAAAACAGCCAGAGACCTAAAATGGGGTAGAGCGTAATGGGTTGGTTTAGCGACTTTTTTAGCGATCCTATTGGGACTACAATTGGCACGATTGGGCAGATCGGGCAAGCCATTATTGACGTTACTGTTGACGTTATTTCTGATGTGGTTAGCTGGTTTGTTGAAGTTCCTGATATGGATGAGCTAGAGGCCAAATACCAAGGCGTTCTAGTCAACAAACAATCCAATATTGCTAGTATCCCTATAGTTTACGGACAAAGAAAAGTAGGTGGCGTTAGGGTTTTTGTAGCCACTAGCGGCACTGATAATACTTATCTATACATTGTGATTGCATTATGTGAGGGGACTATTCACAGCATTGGTGATGTATACATTAACGACACTTTGAGCAGTGATTCTAAATTCTCAGGTCTATTGACCATTAATAAATACGTTGGCACTGATGGGCAAGATGCGGATTCTACTCTTGTTAATGCAGGGGTCGGTTGGACTTCTTCTCACACGCTATCTGGCGTGGCTTATATCGCAGCTAGGATTAAATGGGATCAAGACGTTTTTGGCGGGATTCCAACCATTCACGCAGTCGTTCAAGGAAAGGTCGTTTATGATCCAAGAGCAGGGCAAAACGCAAGCGTGGCAAATAGCTCTAACCCTGCGCTGTGTTTGCGAGATTATTTAACAAACTCACGATACGGAAAAGGGCTTGATAGTTCATTCATTGATGATGGTCAATTTATTACCGCAGCTAACAAGTGTGATTCATTTGTTACCCCGTATTCTGGCGGCTCTAATCAAAAGATATTTTCATGTAATGCGGTAATTGACACCAACATCACCTTGATGAATAACGTCAAGATTCTACTCTCAGGCATGAGAGGTTTAATGCCTTATCGCCAAGGAAAATATGGGTTGATCGTTGAGGATGAGGGCAGCGCCACTTTTGCTTTTGATGAATCTCATATCATTGGTGGTATTTCAATTCGCAGCGAATCAAAAAAGACTAAGTTTAATCGAATAATCGCTACATTCCCAAACCCTGATGCAAACTGGCAAATGGATCAGATTGAATACCCTGTTGCTGGAAGCGCAGAAGAGGCGGGTTATCTTTTAGAAGATGGGGGCGTTGAACTGGTGAGCCAGATGGACTTACCCGCTACGACAAATATATACACAGCCCAAGACATTGCCAGCATTGCATTGAAGCGTTCAAGAAATGCTTTGACAGTTTCTTTTAGCTCAACCAGCGAAGCTCTTAATACAGCGATTGGTGAAATTGTATCAGTTACCCATTCAACCCTATCTTTTGTTGCAAAGCCATTCAGAGTGCAGAAGTTAGTTTTGTCACCTGATGGTACTGTTAATGTATCTTTAATTGAGCATCAAGATTCAATCTATCCTTGGTCTGAAAAAACAGAAGCGGATGATATTCCTGATAGTAATTTACCCAATCCTTTTATAGTTGGGGTGGCTGGTATTCCCTCAGTAAGTGAATCTTTATACATCACTAAAAATGGCGCGGGTGTAAAAGCTAAAGTTGAATTGAATTGGTCAGCAGCTAATGATGCGTTTGTTAATGGGTACGAAGTCGAATACAAAGCACAGGGAGCTTCTAAATACATTAGCGCAGGAAGTGTGAGCAACAATGACTTTGATATATTTGATATTGCCCCCGCTAAATATTATTTTAGAGTTCGGTCTGTAAATGCAATGGGAGCCAAGAGTGGTTACTCAGAAACATCATTAATAGAAGTTTTTGGTCTTTCTGAAAAGCCCAGCGCGTTAACAAACTTTTCTGCGCAAAATGTTTCAAGCCTAACAATATTAACTTGGGATCAATCGGTTGATATTGATGTTCGGCTTGGCGGCTATATTGAGGTTCGCCATTCATCTTTAACTTCTAATGCTGGCTGGTCAGAATCGGTTTCTGTAGGCAACTCAATCTTAAACGGAACCGCCACTGTTGCTGTGTTACCCCTGCAAACTGGAACCTATATTGTCAGAGCAACAGACTCTAGCGGAATACAATCTGATATTACATCTGTTGTTAACCAAGGTGATACCGCCCAAGCCTTTGCGAATGTTGGAACCATACAAGCCAACCCTTTATTTCTAGGGACTTATGATGACATCGTAAAACTTGGCAGCATTATTAAGTTAGAAGGACAAAACAGCATAGACGCGTGGGGAAATATAGACAGCGTTGTGTTGTTTGATGTAGGTGATGCTGGCATAGACCTTGGCGGCACTTATACCTTTGCAACGGGCATTGATGCGGGAAGCGTTAAACGCCAGCAATTAAAAAGGCACATAAAATCCATCATTACTCAGCCGCTTGATTTAGTCGATAGTCGATCCGTATCAATAGATGATTGGTCAGATTGGGACGGAACTAACACAGCTAACGGAGATTGCAAAGTTTACGTTAGGCACACAGAAGATAACCCAGCCTCAAACCCAACATGGTCAGCGTGGGAGTTGTTAAACGTGAACGAATACAACAAACGGGCCTTTCAATTTAAAGCAGTGTTGAGCGTAAATGACTCATCTTACAATATCGAAATAGAAGAACTTTCTATCACAGCACAGGAAATAGCATAATGAGTAACGCAGACTACGTTTTAGGCAATCAATCTGGCGCTTCTTTTCGTGCCGAATTAAACACCATTTTAGAAGCAGTGGTTAGCAACAATAGTTCATCATCTGAGCCAAGTGTAATGTTTGCTTATATGTGGTGGGCAGATACTACGGCGGGGTTGCTGAAACAACGTAATGCAGCTAATAACGCGTGGATTTCTCATGGAGTGCTTGCTACTGCCAACTTAGGTCATGCTGTACTAGCAGATGCCCAGACCTTTACAGGCGCACAGAGGGGCGAAATAACGGCTCTAACAGATGCCTCAAGCATTGCCACCAACCTAGCATTGTCAAACAATTTCTCAGTCACCCTAGCTGGCAACAGAACGCTAGCCAACCCGACTAACATCGTGGCAGGGCAAAGTGGCTCAATCTTTATAACTCAAGATGGAACAGGCTCACGCACGTTGGCTTACGGCTCTTATTTTAAGTTCGTAGCTGGCACAGCCCCCGTTTTATCGACAGCCGCAGCCGCTATTGATCGCATTGATTATGTCGTGAAATCCTCAACAGCCATTCAAGCAGTGGCTTCATTGGACGTAAAATAATGAGTGTCTTAAACGAGAATCAATTATTAGGTGCTAGCGGTGCTGGCGGTGATTATGAGATTGAGCAGAGTTTAAGGTTTGATGATGGTCGTGGTACTTACTTGTCACGCACACCTAGTTCGGCTGGCAATCGTAAGACTTGGACTTGGAGTGGTTGGGTTAAGCGAGGCAACATAACCTCTAGTGCGAGTATATTTGGCTCTGGAGCCGACAACGCCAACCAAGGAGGTTTATCGTTTACTTCTAATGATAGGCTATCTTTTATTAACGAGATTTCAAACTCTAGCAAGCAGATAGTCACTACTGCGGTATTTAGGGACACAAACGCTTGGTATCACATTATTGCTACATACGATACAACAGAAGCAACACTCAATGACAGGATGAAAGTTTATATTAATGGGGTTAGGCAGACTGCGCTAGATGTTAATACACAACCCGACCTAAACTACGATGGTCAGTTCAATGCCAGTGTGCCTCATTACATTGGTAGGGGAAGGACAGATGTTACTGCTAGCTTAGACGGATACATAGGCGAAGTTAACTTCATAGACGGACAAGCCTTAACACCTGATTCATTCGGTGAGACAGGCGACTATGGCGAATGGAAGCCAAAAGCCTACGCTGGAACTTACGGCACTAATGGATTCTATCTACCCTTTGAGCAAGACTATGCGGTAGAAGGTTTTTCTACATTGACCTATGAGGGCAATGGTACGTCACAGTATGTAGGAGGGGCAGGCTTTCAGCCAGATTTAGTTTGGACGAAAAGCAGGAGCAGTTCTGACAGTCACACTTTGCAAAATTCAGTCACAGGTGTTGCTCAAAATATGTCATCAAATGGCACTCAGGCTGAAGGTGCTAATGCTCGTTTATCTTCGTTTGACACTGATGGTTTTACTCTCACAAATAATACTGGAGCTAACGGCTCAAGTAAGAGTTATGTAGCTTGGAACTGGGACATGGGAGGCACTACCGCCTCTAACACTAATGGCTCAATCACTAGTTCGGTGAGGGCTAACACCACCTATGGTCAATCTATAGTGAGTTATACGGGCAATGGAGTCTCAGGAGCTACGATTGGGCATGGTCTATCCCAAGCCCCTAAGTTAATATTTCTGAAACCAAGGGACAATGCTAATTCTTGGGTGACGTATGATGCGACCAATGGTGCTACGAACTACATGGCACTTCAAGCAACTCAAGCATCAAGTGCTAGTTCTTCTCGCTGGAATAACACTGAACCTACTTCCACTGTGTTTAGCATTGGTAATCATGTGTCTCCAAATACAAGCGGTGGTGATGTTATAGCCTATTGTTTCCACAGCGTCACAGGCTATAGCTCGTTTGGTTCATACAGTGGGACAGGTAGCAGCGGCAATGCAATCACCACAGGTTTCGCTCCAGCTTTTGTGATGATTAAACGTACTGATACTACAGGAAACTGGGAGATGCTTGACTCGGTTCGTGACATTATAAATGACCCTGTTTTATACGCCAACTCAAGCAATGCTGAATCTGTAGCTTCTGGTCGCATTACATTTACTTCCACTGGTTTTACATTAGACGACAATGGTGGTGGACGTAACGCCTCTGGCGGCACTTACATCTACATGGCCTTTGCAGACACGCGCGAATACGCATACTGGTACGATCAATCTGGCAACAACAATGATTGGACTAGCGAAGGTGGACTGACTGAAAGTGATGTGATGGTTGATAGCCCGACTAATAATTTTGCTACGTTTAATCCTATAGACAAGAGAGGTTCTGGGGCTACTTTATCCCAAGGTAATTTGAAGTTTAAAAATAACTCAGGAACATCAACGAGAGGCACGATAGCTTCTCAAGCGGATGGTAAAATATATTTTGAAGTATACAACCCCACTGTCGTATCCAACACAAACGTGCATCATATGGGGTTAGCATCAATGGACGTAAACATAAATAACGCCACTTCCACAGAAACTGGGTTGGGCGGTGGTGCAGTAGTGTATACTTATGCCAATGCTTCTGGCGGCACTGTTTCCGCAGCACAGAATGGTTCGGCTGTAGGTTCATCGGTGACTATACCCAATGCGATTGCGGCTGGCGACATAATTGCCTTTGCTTCTGATTCCTCCACAGGCAAGGTATGGATGTCTGTTAACAATTCATGGCTAAAGAATAATGGACAATTTGACGGGTCTAACGCTTTATCTTCATCAAACTATTTATTTCAATTAAACGCAGGATATGAATTTACCCCGTATACTATGCCTGTAGGTAACTATGTTGGTGTTTTAAATTGTGGGCAAGATTCATCTTTCGCAGGGGCAAAAACCCCACAAGGCAACGCTGATTCCAACGGCATTGGTGACTTCTATTACGCACCTCCTACGGGCTATCTAGCGTTATGTACGCAGAACTTGCCTGATGTTGATGTGATACCTAGTGAGCATTTTAATCCTGTTATTTACAGTGGCACTGGTGCAGATAATAGAGTCTTATCAGGCGTTGGATTTACTCCTGATTTAGGAATATTTAAACGCAGAAATGGAACTGGCCCTTCTCAATTCTTTGACACTTTGCGAGGCAATTCTCTACAGTTGAGAAGTGATACTACTTCAGCAGAATCAACTCAAGCTAATAAGCAAAAAACATTTACGTCAGATGGATATACATTAGGAACGGACGCTCAAATAAACGGAAGTGGTGGCACATACGTTGCATGGAACTGGAAAGCTGGCGGCACAGCAGTCTCCAACACCAACGGCTCAATCACTTCTAGTGTGTCAGCTAACCCTAGTGCTGGATTCTCGATTTTGTCTTACACTGCTCTTGATTCTGATGAAACAGTCGGGCATGGCCTGAGTCAAACGCCAGAATTAGTGCTGGTCAAAAGAAGAGATTCAACAGGAAATTGGGTTTCACATTTTACAAATTTAGCTACAACGAATAAACAGCTTTATTTAAACCTTACGAATGCTTTAGACACGAATAACATATCATCGGTGGGCGCATCTACATTTAGAGTTAATGGTTGGGATAATGTAGCCACTGCAAATGCTACCTACATATCCTACGCATTCCACTCAGTAGACGGGTATTCTCGTGTAGGTTCATTTGTTGGAAATGGCTCGACTGATGGGCCGTTTGTACATTGTGGTTTCAAGCCCAAATTTGTTCTTGTAAAAAGAGCAACAGA